TTTAGCGATATCGATTAATGAACTAGCATTAGTTACATTCGATTGATTGATGATAGAAGCAGTTACTTCAGTTCCTCGTATATCATTTAAATAAACACTAGGCATATCGACTAATGAAGTAAATGTCGGATCTATATAATTTACTGCGCTTAATGAGACGACTGCGACGTTATTATTGGTTGTGGTGTTAGCTATTTTAATATCGGTTAATTTCCCGTATTTACTATTAGTATAAATTCCATTTTTATACGTAAAAATAACACTAGTACTTTCAGTTCCGGGATAAAAATACGAGGGTTTTATAGTAGAAGAACCAGCTATAATTTCAGCCCCAGATTTAACCGTATTAAAATAATTCATATCATTATATAAATTTAAAACTATATATTTCGATGAATCTTTACTAATATCAAAGAGTTCAGTTATATTAATAATTCCACTACTTGCATTTACCGCTGATTTTTTAATTTGCATGATAATACCCCATAGTAAATGGGGTATTATACTATAATACTAAAGTATTATCGATGATTTTCGTACCAACTCCAAACGTCCATTTCACTATCACCGGAACTAGTTACTATTGGTGTAGGTTCGATATAATTTGTATCATCATTAAATTCATTGATGAAGTCGGATTCATACATTAGTGCATATGCATCATCTTCATATCGAACTAATTCATCTAACATGCGCATTAATATAAGATGAGCTGATATTGTATCATCAGTAGACCCAGACCTAGCGGAATATGATCCATTTTTACGAACAAAGTTTTTCATCTCGTTTATTGTATTTTTAGATTTGATTTTAATGCGACCGGATTCGAACATCTGTTTAAAAGTGATACATAAAGTAAGTTTATTTTTACCGGTATTAAATCCTAATCTCCGTTTTCCTTTATCTGAAAGTAATTCGCCGATTTCGACTGGATTTTCATCAATTGATTGTAGACTTAACATCCCTTCACCTACGCCATTATTTTCTAAGCTCCAGTAAACATTTTCAACTCCTTTTGATTGTAATAATTTAAGCATATACTTAATAATATTATAAGCAAGGGGTGATGACATTACATTGCTTCTAAACTCGGCAATTTGCTGTAGATCTGGGAAGTTATATAAAACAATGACTGTATAATCACTACCGCTACCGGTTGCTGGATCTACGGCGATTAAATAAGTTTTATTACTGTCTATAGTATCGAACCAAACAACACCTCTAGCATCAGGTTCTGGTAATGGATCGGTTTTATATGTAATTACGTATCTAGAACTAAATAGTAATGGATCATTTGAAATAAACTCACATTCATATTCCTGGGCAAATTTTTCAGGTCCGATAATCGCGATTTCTTTTTTTCTAAATTCGTCATCTCTACCGGGAACTGAATCCCAAGGAACAAATAATGCATTAAATGCGTTAGTTCCAGCTGACGCACCGCGCCATAATTCGGCATATAAATTATCATCGCCATTTGGTGTACTAGCTATAATCGATTTACCGCCAGTTGATAATGTGGGGCGTATACTAGTCCAAAATTCTTCTGCTATAGTTGGATTTATGAAAGCAAATTCATCACAAAATAATAATGATATAGACATACCACGACCACTATTCGTAGTCGTACTTTCTGATACTATTCTACTACCATTTTCAAATGAAATTTCTAATTTATTCCAATTTGTTGGATTAATAGCTGGTTTTATCCAATTGGGTAAATTTTCATACATAAACACAATACGATTAACCATATCTTTAGCATTCTTTGCTTTATTAGATACAATTAATATTTCTTTGTTTTTATGAAAGATAGCATACCATAAAAGGAACGCACATGATGTTTGTGATTTACCTACTTGTCGACTAGCACAAACAATAGTATTATGATTAAAAGCGAATGACTCCACCATCTCTCGCTGGAACTCATATAATTCAAAAGGAACGATACCTCTTGCCGGGTGGGTAATTTTACAAAAATTTAATATGAAAAATATTGGGTCCGTTGCGCATTGAATTAAATTTTGAACCGATTCCGCAGAATATTCACTTAACTCACCCGGCATTTTAAGCTGGGTTCTTCTCATTTTAGTGTTCCATTTTGAATCATATCTAAGATATCCTTTCTATCCATGATTAAATTATTATTAGTTATATTTTTAGAACTAACGACTCTATTTTTTTCTTTCTTATGTTTTAAGTCAGCTTTTTCTTTAACTGCATTTAATGCAGTAGTTAAAAATTGATTAGCAACTTCCATATTTCTAGGGGTATGCCCTGGATCAGCGCCTCGTTCTACAGCCATACATTGATTAGTAAATGCAGCAAAAGCCGCATTGTAAATTGTTTCGTATTGCTGCTCTATTTCAATATCTTTATCGTCGAATAGATCAAAATTAGTTAATTTTACTTCTTCTTCTACTAATTCAGGCAATACAGTAGTTCCAGATTCTATATCGAATAAGTCTTCAAATGGGTGTTCTATTAAATTGTCCATGTCTTAAATAAAAAATATTTATATACCTATATTTTAGGCGTATATAAAAGGACATGAAATACGTCAAAATTAAAGGGTTATATATTATATTATTGTATAATTTTGATTTTATTTTGGGATAACTCGTTGATTAGACTCGAAACATTTGTTTTTCGGTAATAATCTTAAATTCGATGTTATTCATATCGCAAAAATGTTTGCATGCATGCCATTTTGCTTGATTTACGGCATATTGAATATCTTCGTATAACTTATTTTTTGGTTTTTTAGCTCTGGATACTTTAGTTTGTGCGTGGGGTTTAACTTCGATAATACATCTTTTTAATTGATTTTGAGTATTAATATATTCAACGTAATAATCTGGAAAATATCTATGAATTTTTTGATCGGTTGGTTTAATATATTTAATAGCGATAGTTTCCGAACTCCATCTTACTATTTTGGTATTATTATCTAAAAATTTATGCATAGATAATTCCCAAGAAGACATAAATCTAATTTTTTCAATATCACCTATATATTTTTCGGGATTATTCGGCGTATATAAACCCTGAGTAAACCTTGCCATAATTAAACTAAGTATGATTGGAAGTTTGGTGTTATTCGCTGAGCCCCAGCACTAGTATTTTGATCATAACCAGTAATTGAATTTGGAGTTTTTAATGGTTCTTTATTTAATGAATTAATTGCACTAGCTACATTAAGTTTAGGAGTTTTTGTATCTTGACTTATTTGATTTAATTGTAATGAATTAGCAAATTTAGGATTTTCTAAACCTAAATTAATTTGTTCAGGTAATTTACTCGGTATAGGATTAATAATGGAATCACCATTTTTAGCTTTAGATAAAGTAGCCGGATCATCATTAGTTTTAGATGATGGATCTCCCGCATCATTCAATAAGTTAGTTAAATCATCAGTTAATTCAGCACCTTTCGATGTTAGAACTTCGGTCCGTGGATTTGGTGCTAATTCTGAAACTGATATTACATTAGTTGGTACTTCTGGTGCAATTCCCGTATTTAAGAAATAATTATCATAAACAAATTCTAATACGATATTGCTACCATTAGTACCATCAGCCATATCAAAATCACCTAAATTAATTTCTTGAATTTTAGGATTATTGAAAACGTGGATATCCATAGTTCTATTAGCATTATATAGATGATAAACTTTAATACTTTCTATAATATTAACATTATTTTGTTGAGTTACTAATGAATACGATGCTGTTGACTTTGAAAAATCTAAACCATTAGTTTCAAATAATTTAGAACTCTCATGATTAAATATTGGGCTTACTCTTCGCAAGTAAGAAACCAAAAAGTTTAATGATTCATTTCTAATATCATCATGTATATCTAAAGATACTGGAGAGTATGTAATATTTTTAGGTATATGCGATTTAAAATTATAAAAATTAACTTCTTCGTGGTTAATTGTTATTTTTGGTTTATCGAATTTTTTAATTAAAAAAGTAAACGAATCTTCTAATGATGGTTGGTATTCTTGATAAAAAGTAAAATGAACTAAGTAAGTATATTTCGCTTTAGGATAAAAATTAACTATATCGAATGCATAATAATCATCACCAGTAAGTGTACTGATATTATTATGTTCTTCATATGGACTTCTCGTTAAACTAGGAATACCATCTGCATTAGCGATAGTCCCGGTAGCTCTTTCATTTAAAATAAGTTGCGAGATTGAACTATCGAATAAACCGGGAGTTAAATATTCCCATCTATCCAATAATCCAGCCTGCATATCAGTTAAACCGTTAATATGGGACGCTAATAACCCGCTTTGCGACGATAAGTTGCGCCCCATAATTCCGTTACTACTATAACTATTATAATTACCATAATTATTAGAATTAAGGTAACCTGAATTGATCGCACCGATAATATGAATCGCCGAATTTAATCCTGCTGTTATCAAAGTATTAGCAACTGGGTCTTTAACCCCTAATAAAGGACGTCTAACACCAAGAGCGGCTAATAAATTTTGACCATCTCGGGGTATACTACGATGTATAACTTTACCAATCGCAGCATTAGTTACACCAACGATAGCCCCTTGAATAAAAGAATTAAATACGTTATATGCGCTCATAATTATTCGGTATTTCCTGCACCACCCAAAGCATGACCATATTCGACATTTGGGAATCTTTGAACTGCATGATCAAAACGCATAGTAACTTCAATAGTTACTTTTTCACCGTCAGAATAAGCCAAATCACCCCAGTTAACTGATTTAAACCAGCAACCTTGCAAATGCCATCTTTCTAATTCATTAACACCACCATCTAACATCGCAACAGTACATGCGAATTTATATTCAGATGCAGTTGCTGCAGTGCCTAATAAATTAGCAGTTCCTAAACCAGCACCTAAAATATTCATTTGGCCTGAATCACCAATTAAATATTGTTGACGTTCTAATTGTTCGCGTAATTTTCTAGCTGCTTTACTGGTAACGTCATCTTCTAACGTCATAGTACATTCATTCCATGAATGTTTTGAACCCACATATGCAACTGAGTTATATCTGTGTAATTCTACTTCTTGGAACTGCAATGACGGTCTTTGAAAATTAGTACATTGCATTGTAATTGCATTGGGTTCAGACGATAACATTTCTAATGCATTAGATAAAATCGACTCATACCCAATAGCAGTGCTTCTAGGACCACCTAGATTTAAAAACACCGCTTTCCATCTATTTTTAAGCTTCGGCTGATACATACCAATATTGGTAGGATCAATACCGATATCCATAATTGTTGCCATTTATGACTCCTAAGTGTGCTGTATACATATTTGATATTTATGTCCTACTAATAAATATCAAAATACTAAATTACATATTTTGGGAGTTAAAACATGGCATTACTTAACCCTGGGGTACAAGTAACTGTTAGTGATGAGTCCATTTACTTACCATCAACGGCATCTACAGTACCACTTTTTTTTATCGCCACCAAATACGGAAAACTTTTACCAAACACTAACTCGGTTGCCTACGGAACAATCGAAGCTGGCGTCCCACGGTTAATTACTTCATTACGTGAAAGTATTGAGGCATACGGATTTCCGATTTTTAAACGCGATGTTTACGATCAACCTTTGCACGGCGATTGCAGAAATGAATATGGGTTGTTCGCATTAAACCAATTTTTAAAATTGGGAAATCGCGCTTACGTTATCCGCGCAGATATCGATTTAGATGATGATACAGAAACAGCATCTAATATCTGGGAATCAAAAACAACACCTAATGTAGTTTCTAATGCAAAATTAGCTGCTACCATTTATTTAAATGCAGTTCAAAATTATAGAACAGCAAATAGAAATACTCAATTATTGGGTGGATCTATTCAAATTCCAGTTGATTTATTGGATGATGCTGGTAATATTTTACCGATTCCAACAAATGCATCTCAAGCTTTAATTGATAAGTATAGCGCTTATTATAAAGAATTGAATGAAATGCAAGCTGAAAATGCACAATTAGAAAAAATTATTAATAATGCGATGGTCGAGTTAGCTAAAACAACTAGCACCTTTGCAGACAAATATAGAGATAGTGCATATCTAAGATTTAACATTTCTAATATTTTAAGTGGTAATTTTTATAACGTAGAAAATACAACTTTAGATGCAAATGGACATTTACAGTATAGTTATTCCCAATATCTACCAGTAGCTACTAATAAAAACACAAACGGATTAATTTTAAGCACAAACCAATACACTGAATCTACTAAAGAAACAAATTTATTAAGTGCCGCCGCTCGTTTAGTTTACGCATCACCTTATGATCCAGTAACTAGCCAACCACCAGTAGCATCAACTCACTTTACTGGTATTCTTGGTCGCCTTAGAGAAATGATTCGCCCAACCGATATCGGTTCAATGCGTAATTCATTTAATAATGGTTCAGTGTTTATTCCTGCTATTGCAGCTAACCCAGCAGCAACGCCACCAATAACAGGTCGTGCACAACAAACATTCTTTACTGACGGTTCTGGTTCAGTTATTAAAGGTAAATTACGTCTACATGGAGCTACAATTGCAGGAACAGTTAATTTAACAACTGGTGAATGTAATTTAACTGCTTCTTATGGTAGTTACACTTTAAATATAGGTAATTCAACCACTACATCATTAACACCAACACAAATTAATGCTATTCGTGCAGATGCAGTATCAGACGCAGCGAAATTATTAGATTTAGATATTATTAATATCACTAATAAAGTTCCAGCGAATGTTGATATTGAACTTTACGTTGATACTGTTGGTAGATTAACTGGTTCGATTCCTCAATTTGTAGTTCAAAATTATCCAAACAATCACACAGTAAACGAATTACCATCATCTTCGGCTTCGGCTTCAAAATCGATTACTATTAGACCAATCGTGATTAATGGTTTAGTTGATATTGATTTCAGACCATCAGTTAATATTTTAGCATCAGATGGATTTACTGTTGATGCCGGTGGTTCATTAGTTGACGGAATCTATACGGGTACTGCATCTAATGTTGGTAGAAGCACTGTTTTAACTATTTTATCTAAAACATCATCTGGTACTGTTGCTTTATTAACTGGAGCTACATTTACTGGCGATGTTAGTATGGTATTAAATAACCGTAAAGTAAATGGTATATCTGTTGAACAATTCGGAAATTTAGTAAAAACTGTTTGTTTACAATACGAACGCACTCAAAGTTGGTTCTTCTCAAAAGAATTATCAGCTCATAATGGTTCGGATAATTTAATTGGTAGTGATGATGCATCACGTCGATTAGCAGTCGTAAATAAATTTGTTCAAGTTATTCGCGATAACTCAAGTGTTAATATGGAAGTTGAACCTTTGATGGGTAGTGATATTACATCTGAGGGTTATGAATTTAACTTAGTATTATGTCCTGGTTTCCCAGAATTAGCTGACGAAATGTTAAGTTTAGTTGAACAAGTAAAATACGAAGCATTAGTATTAGCTGATACTCCAATGAATATGACACCTCGTGATGTTATTAGTTGGGGCCAATCAATTGATCAATCAACTATTATATCAATATCTAATAATATTAGATCAGATAATCGTGGTTTGATTGCTTATTATTATCCACATGGATATGCATCAAACTTAGATGGATATGATGTAATGTGTGCCGCCTCTGGTATCGCGTTAGCTGCATTAACTAATAGTGATAATACAAGTTATGTTTGGATGGCACCAGCTGGTCCAAATAGAGGCTTAGTATCAGGAACAATTGGTGTAAATGCGGTTGGTTACGTTGAAGGTTTATTAGGTACGCCAGATGCTATGTTTAAACGAGTTCGTTTAAATGAAGGTTTACGCGATAGTTTATATTCATTATGTAATATTAACCCAATACATGATTCATTGCAACATGGTGTTATGGTATGGGGTCAAAAAACTCGCGTTAACTTAGGATTTAATTCGGCATTAGATCGTATTAACGTTGCGCGTTTGATAATGTTTATTAGACGTGGTGTAAGAAAAGCATTATATCGCTTCTTAATGGAACCAAATGATGATATTACACGTAAAAACGTAACATCATTGGTTAATTCGTATTTACATGACATTAAAATCAAACGTGGTTTGTATGACTTCGCGGTATTATGCGATACTAGCAATAATACAGCAGACACGATTGATCGTAATGAATTATATGTTCATATTGCATTAAAACCAACAAAAGCGATCGAGTTTATCTACGTACCAATTACGTTAGTAAAAACCGGCGATTCAGTAACCGCATAAAGTTACATAGAAAAAGCCGTAATTGTTATGATTACGGCTTTTCTTTTGCCGTATAAAACGGCTTAAATAATAAATTTATGTAATGATATTGATTTAATTTAAATCGGCATATACCCCAATTATGCCAAGGTATCTAAAACCGATAAATCAAACGCACTTTTATTCGGATCTAACCTATCATCTAAAACAATATTATCAAAATCCATAGTATCATTTACACTAGCTATTCGTAACTTAATAGTTCTAATTCTATCGTTTTTAATTTCAGCCGGCGCAGACAAATAAACTATAAATTCAAAATTTAAAGTATGAATAATAGTTCTGCGTTCACCCATTACTGGGAAGTTTTCTTCATTGCTAATACTAGTTAATTCAACTGTGGTAATTTTGCCGCCATCGAATAATGCATCTGAAGTTTGAATTTGCAAACTGGGATTAAATAAAATTAAAACTTGCTCTAATATTTGTAATTGGGAATCCAAATTACTACTATATATTTTTAACTCCATTGATAATTTAAATGGAGTAGGCATAACTTGACTAATCGTTTTAGTATCTTCGGGAAAAACACCGCCAACTGGAGTATACGACATTGTTTTTATAGTATCGACACCTTTAAATCGATCTGATGCCATAGTAATATCTCTAAGATAAGCTGATACTACGGGTAATCTTAATGGTTGATTTTGAGTATTACCTGAGGCAATAGCAGCAGAAACTCTATCCATACTACCATACATAACAGGAACATCGATAGATTTGATAGTTCCATCTTTAGTTCGACCAGTCTTTACTTCAAACCCCCTAAAGATTTCCATAAATTGGACTATATGTTTTTTAATCTGATTATTATAATAATAATTCATTTTAACGGCCTATTTTAGTAATATCGACACCATTATCTTCATAATTTGATATCGTTGGTTTTTTTGAATTAGATCTCATACGTTTATCTTCTTCCATAAAGATCCATCTTTGTTTTGCTGATGAATATCTATATAATCTAGGTGGAATCGGATCTTCTAAAGTCGAATAAGTTAATCGATGATAATCTTTATTCTTCGGATTTTTAGGATAATCATCACCTTCAGTATAAGGCAACCCATTTGGTGGCATAGCATCTTCTTGAAAATATTCGTATGGATTAGATGAACTATAATTGGCTCCGAATCTAGCACCTTTGCGAATAGTCTCAGCATCGATTTGTTTAGCATCATTAAAGCTACCACCAACTTCAGGAACTAATGTATTAGCTTCCGCTTTAATTTTTTTAGATGATTTTAATGCAGTCGTATTAAATGACTCACCGATACTATCAAAGAAGTCATTATTTAAATCACCCATTAAGTCCATAGTTTCTTGACTTGCGATCATTGGTTGAGCGGTAATAGAATATAAGGTTGGTTGCCACCCAGGAGTAAAACCACCACTATCCCAAGTTACATCAGTAACCTCTAAATATTTTTTAACTGGAGTTAAATTTGTATCATATTGAACTTCGCATAAAACATCAATAATATCACCAATAACAATAGGTCGTTTTAAACGCTGAACGACCATATTAAAACCCATTTTAAAATTATATTGGTTATTTAAATTTAAACCCATCGCACTAAATTCTGTCATTACATCAACTTGATTATAAAATGCTTTGATAACTATAGGATCAATTGAATAACTTCTATCTCTATTTTCTAAGAAAGCCATATCATCTTGGATATTGCTTATATGAGTTTTCGTATATTCGGAGAATGATAATTTTTTGATAATCCATAAATCATCTTCAGTTCCCACATATTGGATAGGAACTATACGCCAAAATCTAGCAGGATAACTTTGTTTAATATCTAACCAATGAGCATCAGCATCATTTGGTATAGTTAAAAGAGCAATACCTTTCCAATTAATACCATTTTCTGAATTTTCAACTCGAGCTTTAATTATACGATTTTTAGGTAATTCGCCTTGCTGTATATAAACTGAAGTAACATGATATTTTACTTCAGTATGAATCGCATACTTATTAATATCTGTATCTTTAATTTTTATCGGCCCAAAATCATAACCAATATAAGTATTTGGATCTCGCTTACCGCATTTTTTAATAGAACGCCATTCACAAGGATCATCTTGAAAAACATTACTAGCCGGAAATTCA